GCGATTAGTACACAGAGCGGAAGCATTGTAACCTACGGTGGTGCAGGTATTGGTGGCAATCTGTTTGTCGGTGGTACAGCAAACATAACAGGTACAACATTTATTAGTTCTGCTATTGCAAGTACAAGTACTATTGCTGGTAATGCACTACAAGTCACTGGTGGTATTGGTGCGCAGAGCATCTTCTTAACTAACAACAGCTGGATCAACGGTTATCAAATTGTTACAACACAGAACGTTGGATCATTTACTGGTGCGTTTAACGGCGGTACAATTACCAATCCGTTGTTTATACAGAACGCAACCAATTCCGCAGGTACTGGTTCGGGTGCGTTGTATACAACCGGTGGTATTGGTATAACACAAGACTTGTATGTTGGTGGTCAAACAACTCACATAGGTATTACTAACCTAAGCGGCCTAGTAACAGTTATCAACGCTACACAGGCAACAAGCACAACAACAGCCGCAGTAAAAATTACCAACGGTGGACTAGGTGTTGGTGGTAATATTTGGACTGGTGGTAACATCAACTTCAATACCGCAGTTAACAAAATTCGTTGGCAGACTACACAAATTGCAGTGGGCGACGACGGCGGCGCTGGTCAAGGTTCAATATTCTTTAACAGTAACAATGCCGGTTATCCATCTTCAACAAGTTCAGTACAAAGCGTTGTAATTGGTGCCTATGCTGGCCCGGCATTGAGTGGTGCCCAGACTACCCTAGTTGGTAACAATGCAGGTTACACATTGACCAGCGGTGTGGGAAATACTCTAATTGGTTATAATGCAGGTAACTTAATTGCCGCTGGCACATATAATACCTATGTAGGTAATAGTGCAGGTGCAGGTAATAACTCAACATTGAGTGCAGGCGTTGGTGTTGGCTATCAAGCTCTACAAGTTGCATCAGGAAATCAAAACGTTGCACTAGGTTATCAAGCAGGTAAGTCAATTACCAGCGGTGCTTACAACGTTGTGATTGGTGGCATTGATGGTTCAACTATTGCCGCTTTAAGCAACAATATTTTACTTGCAGACGGTCAAGGCAACCTACGTGCTTCATGGGACAGTGCTGGTATACAGACACATCCTGGACAACTTAAAGTTACCAACATCACCAGTGCCACAAGCACTATAACGGGTGCTGTAATTATATCAGGTGGCCTAGGTGTTGCAGGCGACATCTATGCACGTAACATCTACGCTAACGGTGCCTTAGTTGGTACAGGTAGCGGTGGTGGCAGCGGAGGCTCTTCAACAAGTACACCATACATTGCTGTAACAAGTGCAACAGTATCTATCTCAACATTAACAGGTGCAGAGATTGTAACTGGTGGTGTTGGTATTGGTAAAGACTTGTTTGTAGGGGGTCCAGTATCAATTGGATTGAACACATTCCTAAACAGCGGTGCTAACTTACAATTATCTGGCAACCAAATATCTAGTGGTGCGAATATTGCACAAGGCCTGTATGCACAAGGCGGCAACTTATTAGTTTACAGCAACGATTGGTCAGTGGGTAACTGGACAAAATTAAACACTACCTATCAAGCAGGTAGTACATACAGCCCAGACGGCACACTGAATGCTACTAAACTTGTTGAAACAAGTGCCAACGGTAATCACTACTTCCAGCAGACAATTAGTCAAGTTGGTCCGATTACAGTCAGCGTGTTTATGCAGTCCGCTGATCGTACCTACGGTGCAGTTAACATTACCATTGCAGGTCAAGCACACTCAGCATGGTTCAACTTGTCAACAGGAGCTGTGGCAAATACAAACGGTGCTCTATACCCTGTTCAAGCTCGTTGCGAATTTGTTCCATACGTTGGCACAGGTAACTGGTATCGTTGCTCACTAACAGTTTGGGCACCAACCAGCGCAACAGCAACAGCGTTTGGTATCTACACAGCGATTGGTGCCGGTACAGTTATTAACGACAGCCTAACATCCTACACTGGTACAGCAGGATTTGGTATCTACATATTTGGTGCGCAGGCAGAAGCAGGTTACATTGCAGGTTACTATACACCGTCAACAAGCGCGGCAGTTGCTTCCACTACAAACAACTTGTATTCGGGTGGTAGCCTATATGTAGCAAGCACAGCAACCGTGGCTGGAAGTGCAGTAACAACACAAGCCACATTGATGACACAGTTGGGAGGTACAACACTCAACCAAATCATCATCAACAACGCTACGCAGGCAACCAGTACTATAACTGGTGCGTTACAGGTAATCAATGGTGGTGTTGGTATTGGCGGCAACTTGTATGTCGGCGGCACATTATTTGCAACTGCCAAGAGCTTCTTGATCGATCATCCAACTAAACCAGGACAGAAATTACAATACGGTAGTTTAGAAGGACCAGAAAACGGAGTCTATGTACGCGGTCGCTCTACAAATGGTATTATTGAACTACCTGATTATTGGACTGCATTGGTAGATGAAAATTCTATCACGGTTGATATGACACCAATAGGTGCGCATCAGAAACTGTATGTAGATCGTATCGAAAACAACAAAGTTTATATTGGTAATGAAAACATTATGAGTAAGAAAATCAACTGTTTCTATACAGTATGGGCCGAACGCAAAGACATCGGCAAGCTAGACGTAGAAGGAGGAAAATAATATGTCAATCTCAATAGGACCTTTTATTCCTCTTTCCGGATTAGTGTTTATAGCTGATCCACGTAACACAAAATGCTATCCGGGAACAGGCACAACCGCTTACAATCAAATTGATAATCAGGCACTGACACTGAGCTCTGCCAGTGCATGGTCGGGCAACTATTTTACTCCGGGTGCGGCATATACCATTGCCAGTAACAACTCTTATTCATTGAGTGTTACTTCGGGGTATACTGTGATTCAGTTCATAAACTTGACGACTCGTGCAGGCGGAACGTTTGGCTACACATCTGGTTCAAATACTGCCAACTTGTACATGGGTAATGCGACAAACATGCGCTGGCAAACTTACCTAACAGGCGGCGACTTGACTTCAAATTCTACAGTACCATTGAGTACATGGCATTGCTGGGCAGGAAGTTTTAGTGGAACAGGCTCAGCAGGCGGAACAGCAACAAGCAAACTTTACTATAACGGAGTACTAGATGCTCAAAACAACGTGGCAGGATCTGCAAGTATAGCTGGTAATTTTCAGTTATTCTACAGTGGACCACCTAACGGTAGCATTGGACCCACATTATTTTACAGCAGAGTCCTAAGTGACCTTGAAGTAAAAACATGCTTCCAAGCATATCGAGCAAGTTTTGGAATTTAATAGACCAATAAATATAGGAACAATGGAATAAGAGATGGCATATACTGATCGTAATATTTTAATAACGCCAAACATTGGTTCAAGTACAGCTGAGCCAATTATAAAATTTACTGGCGGCGCCTCAGCCAGCTCTGCATCTACGTACATACGTGTACTTGACAACGGAACAATATCGTTTGAAGGTGCAACAGCACAGTTGTTTAGTGTAATTGATAGTGCATCCGGCGACCTATGGGTAATGGTAGACAAAAGTGGTATCCCAAGCATTCGTGTACAAGATACCGGTCAAATTAACCTAGCACCGTACAACGGTATTACATACATTGGTGCATCTACAAGCCCAATACAATCTACATCAACTGCAACTGGTAGTCTACAGGTATTAGGTGGTGCAGGTATTAGTGGAAACTTAAACATTGGCGGTTCGTTTGCCATGAATGCCAACCTAGGTGTTGGTGGGGCAGGATCGACTTATGGTATTACAGTTTCAACAACTACAAACGTTGCAGGATACTTTTATGACAATGCATCATTAAGAGCAGTTGCAATACAGGTTGGTAACAGCACATTTCCGTTAGGACTAGGCCTAAACTCATATAACGTAGCAGGTACAACTTATGTAAGCGGTACGGGTTACAATGCACAGATTCAACTTAACAGCGGTAACTTACAATTTTTAGTATCTAGTGCCAGCCAATCAGCCGCGGCAATAGCCACCCAGCTAAACGGATTAACAGTTTCAGCAACTGGTATTTTAGTACCGCAGTCTACAGCAATTACTGTCACGTCGGGTGTAGCATCAACAGGTACTGGAGCTATTGTAACCTACGGCGGTATATCAGCAGGCGGCGGCATTGTAACAGGTACTGATGGATTCTTCAGTGGTGCTCGTGTTGGTACAGGTAACTCTAATATTGCAACAAACTTGGTAATAGGATCCGGTGCAGGTGCCTCCTTATTAACAGGTGGTACAAATGCTCTAATTGGATATCAAGCAGGTAACGCACTAACAAGTTCTGCAGGTAACACAGCTATTGGCTATCAAGCAATGCTGGTCCAATCAGCAACTGGCGGCAACAACGTTGCTATTGGCTATCAAGCCATGTACACTGGTAACAATACTGCAATTACAAACAACGTGGCTATTGGCTATCGTGCGCTGGGCACTGGCAACGGCGGTTTCTACAGCAATACCGCAATTGGATATCAAGCTGGTTTCCAAATGACCAGCGGCAATCAAAATACCCTAATTGGGTACAACGCAGGTAACGCACTAACCACTGGAGCAAGTAATACTCTAATTGGATTTGGTGCTGGTACAAGTATCGGATCTGGTATAAACAATGCAGTTATCATCGGTAGTAACTCGGGCGGTACGATTGTTGCCAACGGTATTATTGTTTCAGACGGTGCTGGTAATATTAGACTGATTGCCAACGGCAGTGGCGACTTCACAGTGAACTCAACAACGGCGGCCAACGGTACAGCAGGCACAGGAGCATTCGCAATAGCGGGCGGAGCAAGTATTGCAAGTGGTCTAACACTAGGCGGAGCCCTATACATTGGTGGCTCTGCTGGTACAAGTGGATACGCACTAACATCAACTGGTACTGGTCTTGCATGGGCTCAAACTGGTGTTACTGTTGCAAATATCACAACCAATGCAACCTATTATCCAACATTTACAAACTCAGTAAGTGGTGCTATTACAACACTTAACGTGAATAGCGCATCACTAACTTATAATCCAGGTACTGCTACATTATCGTGTCCAACGCTTATTGCAACAACAACATTCCAGGGACCAATTGGCTCAGGTGTTACAGCATACTCAGGTAACTTTACAAGCATTAACGGCTCAGGTCAGCTTACTGTTAGCGCAACTGGCGTTACCCATACTATCACTGGTTCGGCTTCAGGTGCATTAACTCTAAACAACAACTCGGCGGCAGTAGGCGGCGGAGTATGTTTGCAGGTTAATGGGTCAGGCGATATTAACGTTACAAGTGGTGGTAGTTTATTCTTTGGTACTTACAGTTACGCAGCCGGCACATATTTGCGCGGCAACGGTACCGGCGAATGGTATTTGTATCGTTCAGGAAACAATACACTACAGTCTAATGGTACTGGTGCTATACAGGTCAACGGTGTGCTATATGTAACCGGTGACATTTATTCTAATACTTCTGATATCAGACTAAAAACAGTCATCGCTCCTGTAACCAGTGCAAGTGCTAAACTTAAAACACTTGACACATTTATCTACGTAAACAACGAGCTGGCTCTAAGCCTAGGACAAAAATCCACTCGTGAACAGGTTGGTGTGAACGCGGCACAGGTACAGGCTGTACAGCCCCAGGCTGTAGGATTAGCGGCATTAGATGTAGACGAAAACGGAGAATCTAAATCTGGTGAAAACTATCTAACTGTACAATACGAAAAATTAGTGCCCTTAGTAATTGCAGGGCACAACGAACATTCAGACGAAATTGCGCAACTAAAAGAAGAAATAGCGCAGTTAAAAGCATTAGTAGCAGGGCTACTTAAATAAATAACAGCAACAAGAGGAAAATAACATGGCATTATACATTGGTAACACTAACATTATTCCGGGCATTTATCCGCTACCCAGCACGGATACCTACTGTCGCGGAGCGACATTAGTAACTGACGGAACAACCGCATTCTGGACTTATCCAGGTAGCCCATCGGGTAACCCACAAGCAGGTTACAGATATCGTAGTGTCATAACACATGGATTTAGTGCGGCCGGATATAAAGGCGGCAACTCATGGCGTGCTCTAAACAAGACATGGCATTCAACAGACATTACCTACTACTGCGGTGAACAGCTGATGTATTCAGGTGACTACATGGACGGTTTCTATAGTGATTACAATGGTTACTCACTAGGTACTAACAACGGTTTTGGTGGAGCAAACAGCCACACTGACAGTTTCAACCTCTACACCGGTATCAATCGCAGTAAAACAGGCGGTACATTCAGTCCTTATTCATTCGGTTATGTAGGTGATGATCCTCAAGCAGTTATGGGCTATGGTACTGTAGGCGGTTGGGACATGTCAGTCGCTCGCAGAGCACAAGGCGCCGCCAGCGCGGCTACTTATCAATATGGTTATTGTACAGGTGGCGGCCCAAGCTCAACAGAAAAAATGCACTTTCCTTCAGAAGTTATGTATACCACTACTGGTAACAATCGTGGTGGTGGACCAACTTCAGGCTGCGGAGGCCAGGAAATTTCTTGGTTCTCAATCGGCGGCGGCTCATCAGGTATCACCCACTCAAATGATTCATGGTTTGGATCACCAACACAGTTTACTCCAGACGGATTCATGAAGCTGTTGAGCACAAAATACGGCTGGCACTACAGTGGTACTGGTAACAACGTACAGCAAGGTCGTGTACAGTTTAACGAAACATCAGGTGCTTCTATCGCAACTTTCTCACAGATCTCTGCATACGGCGAAGACGTTATGATGGCAGGACAAGATTGGGGTTACATGACTGGTAACTATGATGGTCAGCAAAACAACAAGTGCGACAAGACCACATATAACAACAATGCACAAACACGTATGCCAGCGGCAACACGTAACAAAGGACACTATGGCGCAAGTTCGGGTCACGCAGTTAGTGCCGCCGCAACAGTAGCAAGTTCAGGACGTCCAGGAGTTTAATATGACACAAGAATATTCAGTAGATTTTTGGGATGTATCAGTTTACCCCAACGTAGAAGCATTACCGCCAGTATTGTTCAACAACGATCCAGCATATGACATAAATCCATTTGTAAATGCTGAAGTAATATTCATGATCGTAGGAGATCATGTATTACCTAACTCTCTATTTGATAATACCCATAGAGATCCAGCGTTGTATTGCGAAGAATTATATTCATTGTTCAATGTACAATGTGTAGCAATGAGTAAACACTTACATGATACACTACGTTTTACATGGCCTAAAGCTAAAGTCACATATATTACAGAAAGTGTAGCCATTAATGGCAAGCAATTTTTTGCAGACTATCGCACTGCGGCCAAAGTTTGGATCGCAAATACAGAAGATAGGCCGCATGGCCCTGATGGCATTTCTCCAGTACAGAACTTGGATGCTGGTTTCAAGCGTCAAGTGGAGATAACAGATGACATTGTAAAAGATGTTCGTGATTTCATGTTCCTGTTTGCGAAAGAAACAGTTGAGGACGAGTTCGAGCGCAGATTTTTAACAATGGCGCCAAGTGGTAAATTAGAGCAGGCATCTTGGGAAACACAAAAACACGAGGCACGTGAATGGTTAGCTAACCAAGGTCAAAACGGGTCACGCACCCCGTTTTTAGATTATCTGGCAACTTCGCACAGTAAAGATAAAACAGCGTTGGCAAATAAAATTTTAGAAAAAGCAGAAGTATATGAAGATAAGTTATCTGATTTACTTGTAGCACAGCAAAAAGTCATAGCCGATTTCAAAGCGGCCCAAACTGTGTGGGATATAAATATTCAATACGAAAGGTACTTCGGATTGGCTGTCCCTGTTCTGCAAGCACAACAACTGGGATGGACCGAAGGACCTGATAGTTTCGTAAGAAAAACACAGGTGCCACATGGATTCCAATTCTAAAAAAACAAACACATATATCAAAGACATAGAAAATATCGTAGCGTCGGACGTAACCGAAATACATATTGACGATGATTTTCTAAAAAGGTACGACATGGGTGATTTCGAAAAAGAAATCATGACCTATGCCGTACATTCAAACATGGGCATGACTGCCTACCAGTGTCAAAATTTCGTAGCCCGCAGTCAACTTACACCATGGCGTCAGGTTCGTCAAGCCTATATGGAGCTCGAATCACGTTATCATGCTTATCAAGAAATTAAAGCAAGCCTTCGTAAAGCAGAATTGCTTCGTAAAAAGTGGGTGCGCGACCAAGCAGAAGCAGTAGATGAAATTGCCAAAGAAATGTTACAGGTAGACATCGATAAAAATGACTACGATATTACCATTTGGAAACGTAAAATGTTGCAGGCAGAGCGCGAAATCAATGCGTTCTTAGAAATCGTCAAGTTCTATGCAAAGACTGAAGAAGACCTCGAATGGTTTGCCGCGGAAAATGCAGAAGAAGAACGCAAGTATTGGATCGCACGTATGGGCAAGCAGGCCGCAATGGATATCATCAGCTACGGTCGCGTTGCATCAGGCAATATGGACAGTATCGCCATGATGCCAGAAGGCGATCAAGTCGAAGCTCTACAAATGGCCACAAAGTATGCTGGCATGGTCCAAGCAGGGATACATAATATATCGTTAGGCGTACAAAGTTCTATCGATAAATTACTAGAGAGTAGAGATGAAAGAATCCCAGATATCTGCGAAGACGCAAAAAATATTCAGCTTACCAATCAACCCAAAATTAACGGAAGCACAATACTTTAATTTTTTAGAGTTTTGCAAGCATTATAAAGATTATATCTTTGATATATACTTTACATCAAGAATTGCTCCGTTCAATCAAGATGCAATGGGAGACATATTTGTTTCTCAGCAAGACGCATTCTCTGTAATAGATGCCGCGTTTAACCTCAACAGGGAGACCGGCATACCTCTTTGTGCTACTTTCAACAATATTGAAGTACCACCAACTCAAGAAAATCTCAATATTTGGCTAGAAAATTTTCAGCCGCTCTATGACGCAGGTATTCGCTCTGTCATACTTCCACACACGCATTGGATGACTACAGGACAGATACAAGCAAGGTATCCTGATCTGTATGTTAAGAATACTATTCTGCGTAAGGTGCGCACACCCTCTGAATTTGTTGCTCATGCAAAAGCGGGCTTTGACTATGTGTGCATCGACCGTGATTTGATGCGTGACCAAGAAGCACTGGCCAGACTAAAAACTGCCAAATTGTGGGTCAAAGAAAATCTAGGTAGGGATGTTACCATCAGTCTCCTAGCAAATGAAGGTTGCTTAGGTGCTTGTCCAATGATGGATGAGCATTATCAATTCAATAACACTAGAGATTCAAGTCGTCCACAATACTTCAATGATGCAATTAGTCGTGTAAGTTGCCCTAAATGGGATCATGAAGATCCGTCAGTCCCCCTAAAGACTGCTAACCTGCCTCCTTGGAGAGAAGATTGGGTAGAGCTACTTGAATATGTCGATGTGTTTAAAATGCACGGCAGAGAGAGCATCGAACGCTTCCACGAAACACTTGATATCGTTGCAGGATTTATCGAAGGTGATGAAATTCTGTTTGATGGATTTGAACAGTATATTGAAGAAGGTAATCTAGTAGAGAAACCAATCAATATCTGGCGTGAAAAAATTAAAACTTGTAAATTCGACTGCTGGGAATGCCAGTACTGCGATAAAGTTGTAAGCAAAAAACAAAGCGAACCAGTAAGTCCAAGAATACAACAGGCTATTGATGCGGTATTGAATAGTGCCATCGACATGATAAACATCGATGTTCCTGGGCTAACAAGCTGGAAAATGGAAAGTCTTATTAATAAATTAGCCAAGCATTCTACACGCTACTTAGAAGTTGGTAGTGCGCTGGGTGCAACCGCATGTGCCGCACTGAAAGACAACAGCATAGAAGTAATTTGTATTGATACATGGCAGGACACTTATCAACCAGCGAATGACATCTTTGAAATGCCACCTAATAATAAAGAAGATTTTATCACCAATGTGAAACGCTTCAAAGGCGACAACAAGGTCATAGTTTATGAATCAGATTTACTTGCTGTTAATCTAGATGAGATCGATCCTGTGGACTTTTTCTTCTATGATGGACCACACGATCCCAACACTACAGCAAAAGCTATCAAATACTTTTCTAAAATATTTGCCGATGAAGCATTTATTCTAGTAGATGATGCCAACTGGGAAGGTGTTGTTGATGGAACTGACGCCGGAATTAAAGCCGCAGGACTAGATGTTGTCTACTCTAAGGTAATTCTAAACAATCAGGAAGATTTAACCGCTTGGTGGAATGGATTCTACCTATTGGTAGTACGTAAATCAAGTTAAGATATCGATTACGGTATCTATCTTAGCTTTAATGATCTTATTATTAAGTGTAACGCGGACACCATTGTGTAATGGCTTTGGTGTGTGCTCTATATCACACCATGCATACCCTACGTGTTCTTCATTTAGTTTTGGTATGAATTCTTCTTTAGTTAACAGCAAATATGTGTGGTAGTAAAAACCTTCATCTTTGCTGGTAAACAGTTCAAGAGGAACATACTTGTCAATTGCTGGCAAGAATCCAACTTCCTCAGTGATTTCTCTGTTTAGTGTAGCAATAGGAGTACCATCTAATGGTTCATTTTTGCCACCAACGATACCCCAGGTGCCAGCAGTTTTACCTTGATTGCGCAACAGAAATAAAAATCTTTTAGTATCTGTTGCTAAAAATATACCACCACTACAAATTATATTGCTCATAGAAATAATCGCCAATTACCAGATCGGTATTCACCTTCATAACTCTTGCCCCACATGGAGCCATCCCAGACATATTGTATGCCTGTTCTAGTATTAGTTATATAAGTGAGATCGGTAACTGTGCGCGAATCGAAAACAACGGACCAGTGGGAACCGTTCCATGTTACGATATCGTTCGCGTATGCCACAAGATATGTTGCATCTGCATTTCGCCATGCCTTGGCCGCAGTATCGTTGGCAATAGCATAGTCTAATTTTGGATCTGTGTTGATATCTTCTAATATTAGATATCTTATACCTGCAATAGGATTAGCGGGATCAAAGGTAGTAGGATCAACGATAGCATCAATGTATGTTTTACCACTACCCAGGGGAACTTGCGTATTTGCTGGTATCGTGTCTGTGTCAATATCAAGATGCATGATAGACTCGTCGTTAGGATCTAGACTAATCCGTGCAACTATCTCTGACCCAGACGGTTTCTTTATTCTAATTTGACTTAGTCCTGCTGTAAATTTTCCAGGATATAGATCTAATATTCGTAACCAGCTGATGTTTGTTCCATATTTGAAAGGGACTTCATCATTTGTAACACCTTCAGCAGGCGCTAATAATTTTGCTGTGCTGTTTAGCACCAATATTCCCAAGTTACCTAGTGTCGTTCCTTGTACTGATACTGCTTGTCTACCAGCAAAGTAGTCGACTTCTCCACCATTATGATATCCGCCCGCGTTTAGCGTGCCTTCTGGTTCAACAAATATTGATGTAATAATATTCGTAATAATTCCCATCTGTTTGACTTTAGCAGGAGTAGTTAACCATATAGGTGTTTCAAACTGCATAGTACAAATGTCAATATCTTGTTCTGTACCCTGTGGAATTTGTCTACTGCTGAAAGTCATCTCGGTGAGTTCTAGGGTACTTAGGCTGGTCCAATCTAGATAATTATCAGTTGTTTGTAATTCTAAACTAGGTCGGAACAACACTAATAACTGTTCAATTAACTGTAATTTTTGATCTGTGTTAGTGGTCCATATGTCTGCTTGAAAAGTTAAATCATACGGAACAGGCATCAATCGTTCGACTGTGTAGTTTTCGCCTTCTACATTGATGTACTCGTCTTGCCCTGTAGCAGGATTATACCAAGAATCTCGCTCTTTGATATGTACCTTGCTGATATGTGTAGGTTCTTGTATTCTAGCCCTGGCTACTTTAAGATCTTTAATATAACAGGCAATAAAAGGAGCACTTGGAATAGTGTTCTCACTGTTCTTCTTTTGTATCTGCGCTACCTGTCTATTCATATCACCGTAGCGAACAGGAACTTGTACAATTTTTCCCTTGGCATCTTTATAACTAAAGTTGCTCATTAGACGCATAAACTGTGTTAGATAACGTCTTATCTGTCCATCATAAAAGAACTCCATCTTAATTGTCCGCCTTTGGTCTTAGTGCTTTACTTAATGACTGACGTTGCTGTACAATCTTGGTTCCGATAGTAGCAGTGGTAGTGTTATTGATAAAGCTGGTAACTTCTGTTTGTCTTGTTTGACTATTCGGTGTTTGTTGATTACCGTTTTTTGGAGTATTGGTTACGTCCATTCTAACATTATCTTCAAATTTAATCCAATGTGAACCATTGTATCTAAACAGTCTGTTTGGAAAATAGTCTGTGCGTAGGTGCATCTGTCCTAGTATAGGTCTTGCTGGCCATTCTATTCCAAATGTATACGGAGCACCATTTGCAGGTTTACCGTCATCGGTTATATATCCTACATAATAGTTGTGATCAGGAGTACGTAATACCATTGATGCATCAATTGCACCTTCAGCAGTAGCATCTACATTAGTATCACTAACATCTTCGACATCGGCAAGGCCTTGATTATTAGTTGGAACTACGTAAAACGGAGTTGTGTCATATCCGCTTCTTGGAAGATCTGCTTCTGCTTGGGCTAACACAGCATTATTTGTTGCGATAGCACTATTGTAGGTAGACAACAAATCACGTAGGGTTTGGTTTGTATCATTGCCTTGTGTATCAACTTGTTTCTCATCAAGTATTTCACTAAATTCTTGACTATCTATCAGTGGTACGCACTTCAATTTTAACAAGTGTGGATACCAAGTTGAGCTAAATCCTGTTGCCGGACGAGTAACATCCTGTACAACATAAAATCTTTTTAACGCAACCATTGCGTCATCTAATGCATATTCATCTTTTAAGTGAGGTAATTCAATAACATCACCTGACATAATTTTACGGCCTAAAGATTCTACACTTGAGCGTAAATGCACATGAAGCATGATAGCATCATTTTGTAAAAAAATACCAAACTGACTTAAATTAAAGTCTAAATCTTGTATTGTATATATTGATCGCATAACGTATACGTCAGGCGAATAATGACGGTCTCTATTCTCCATCAATAGCACATCTTGTATTCCTAGCTCGCCTATTGGGTTGGTATTGACAGGAACAGACGGGCTTGCTTCTCCGTCTTGCGGATTTATAGGACCTAGATATTTGTGTATATAGATATCGGTGCCCCCGACCTGAAATTGTTCATTAATTAATCGGTCTAGGAACTTGAAATCGTTGCCCTTTTCGGGACGGTATAAAGAGAGTCTTGGCATAGTAGTGTATTTAACTAAATATAAGCATGAGTGATACAAGTAACGCCCGTCAAGAAATTATAGATTACGTCAAAAACATGCTGGGCGACGGCATGGTTGACGTTGAACTTGAGCCTAAAAATTATAACACGGCCATAGATCGAGCCCTAGCTGTATATCGTCAACGTAGCGCAAATAGTGTGGAAGAAAGCTATGCTTTTTTAACACTAGATCAAGACGTTAACGAATACCAATTGGCGCCCGAAGTTATGAGTGTTCGTGAAGTATTTCGTAGAAGTATTGGTTCACGCACCGGCGGCGGCGATACTGGTACACTATTTGAACCATTTAACTTGGCCTACACCAACACATATTTGTTAAGTAGCAGTAACATGGGCGGATTGGCAACTTATTTTGCCTTTGCAAGTTATCAAAATCTAGTAGGTAAAATGTTTGGTAGTTTTATTAACTTCCGTTTCAATCCTGCTAACAAGAAATTAACACTTATGCAACGTCCCAGAGGACAAGAGACTCTGTTACTATGGGTTAATAATCATAGACCGGACTTTGATCTTGTAAGAGATCCCTACGCAGGCATATGGATTAAAGACTATACACTGGCTAATTGTAAAATTATCCTAGGTGAAGCTCGCAGTAAATTTAGTCAAATTGCAGGACCTCAAGGTGGTACTACACTAAATGGTGATGCGTTAAAAGCAGAAGGCCAGCAAGAGATCGAAAAGTTAGAAACTGCTATTAGAAATAGTGAAACAGGCGAAACACCAATGTGGTTCGTAAGAGGTTAATATGAAAATACGTGAATTAATGGAAGCCCGCGGTAACGGCCAAATGCCACAAGACTTAGAACATAAAAGTCAAGGTTCTATTCTTATGCGAGATGTTGGGGGTTACGACCGTACCTATCACCTAAATCGTATCATGATGGCTACAGCAATGGCCGACGGAGCTAACAAAAAGCCAGTAGACATGGACGGCGCCAGCTTTATAGAAAAGTTTAACATAGCATTTCCCTATACAGATCTAGAGCATCTCATGATGATGCAGGCAATGGCTACAATTCCCACAGACGGTAAAGAACTCGCCAAGCGAAGTAAGAGTGTAGAACCATCCGACACCAACATCCAAAGTCCAATATCAAATTGGAACGCAAAAAAGACAACCAAAAGATCCAAAAAGGATTGACCTTTACATCATATTGTAATAAAATATAGTATCGACTAAGGGGATACTATGATTATTGGCGTGTGTGGATTTATTGGGTCTGGCAAAGATACTATTGCAGACTATCTCACTAACTTTCATGGCTTCCGCCGAGAATCATTTGCAAATTCCCTTAAAGACGCAGTAGCCCGAGTATTTGGTTGGGACAGGACTATGCTAGAAGGCCGCACTAAGCAGGCCCGCGAATGGCGTGAACAAGTAGATCCGTGGTGGTCAGAACGTCTAAACATGCCTACCCTTACTCCACGATGGGTTCTACAATACTGGGGCACTGAAGTTTGTCGTAAAGCATTTCATGACGATATCTGGATTGCTTCTCTGGAAAATAAACTTCGTAACTCAACAGACGATATCGTCATTAGCGACTGTCGTTTTCCCAATGAAATTAAGTCAATCAAAGATGCCGGTGGCATCGTAATACGTGTTGTTCGGGGCCCGGAGCCAGAATGGTATAATGATGCTGCCGATATGAATGCAGGGGACCGTTGTATAAATTATATGATGGCAAAAACACGTATGCAAAAGTTAGGGATTCATGCCAGTGAGACAGCATGGGTTGGCACTAAGTTTGATGCTGTCATGGATAATAACGACACTATAGACGACCTATTTGCCCAGGTTAAAAGTCTGCTCGAAGATCCCCTCGTTTCCAAGGTAGCTTGAGTTGGTGCAATAATCGTTGACAGTTCGCACAGACTGTTTTAAGATTAGCATGCCGACAATTTTCTAAATTACCATCTACAAAAAAAACATCAAATTGATCAGGATATTTGCTGGTAAAGTTACATCTATCACAAGTATCTCTTTTCTTGTATCCTGCTAACTGCCACTTGGCTATGCCTGGTTCTCGACCTCTTGCACAGTGGTCGCACATCTTCCTATAGAAAGTTCTTTCGCCTTTGCGATAGTTAATAGCAACTGGTCGCTTGCCGCATGTTTTACATAATGATCTAATCATACCCGCCCTTTTTGTGCCCTTTTCATAGGTATTTAACCAAGAGAAATTTGGTGCAACCGCTAAATACTGATGAACAAACCATTACATGGGAGATGCATAGAATGGCAACATTAAATTCACCAGGCGTATCAGTAAGCATAGTAAACGAGAGTTTTTATACTCCGGCGGCTCCAGGGACCGTACCTCTAATCTTTATAGCTACTGCCGCAAATAAACAAAATTCTTCAGGAACTGGCACCGCGGCCGGTACTACAAGTAAGTATAAAAATCAAGTTTGGACTATTACCAGTCAGAGAGATCTTACAGATACATTCGGTACTCCAATCTTTGAAGTTGATTCGGGTAATAATCCGGTAAACGGCGGAGAGCGTAACGAGTACGGCCTACAAGCCGCATATTCAGTATTGGGTGTAAGCTCAAGAGTATTCGTTGCCCGTGCAGACGTTGACCTTGGCCAATTAGTTGGAAAGAGCTCAGCACCAGTAGGCGCACCAGCAGGCGGAACATATTGGTTAGATACCACAAACACTAAATTTGGTGTATTTGAATGGGACGCAACAGCAGGCTCATTCAGTGTGCAATCTTTAGCAGTTATCGATTCTACTAACTCTGCAATTTCAACAGTCGGCAACGATGGTGTAACAATTAGTCCAGGATTCGGTGCATTGGGTTCTTATGCAATCTGTACAGATCATGGAAACACCAACGAAGCTCAATATAAAAACCAAGACGGTAATTGGGTCAAGATTGGTAGCTCAGGCGAAACAGCATTTGCTACAAATGCCAACGTTAGTACATTTAAATCAACAGTCTGGGTAACAAGTTATCCAACAGTTACCAGCACAACATCAACAGTCAATGCAAGTTTTGCTTCTGCATCTGGTTCGTTGATCATTAATGGTACTACAGTAGCAGTAAGCACAGCTTCTACAGTTGCATCTATTGCACAAAGTATCAACAGCACACTACACACAAGTGGAATTGGCGCCAAAGCTGAAGCTGGTAAGCTAAACATCTATGCTGATGCGAATCCCGGAACAGTTACCATCGGCGGCACCAACAGCACCTTGGCTACGCTAGGCTACAAAGCCAAGACATACTACGGTCCACAGCTATTCATTGGACCACATACTCAGTATCCAGACTTTGGTTCAAGACCAAGTGGCTCTGTTTATGTTAAAACAACAAGTCCCGATAAAGGCGCCAGTTGGATCGTAAAACAATACAATGCAACTACCCAGGCATTTACACAATTTGCCGCACCTATCTATCCAGATGCACAGACAGCAAATTACAACCTAGATAAAACATCAGGTGGTGCAAAGATTGCTGTAGGCACCTTGTTTGTTGAAAGTAATTTTAACCACGGTAATGGTACAGCTACTACAGCAAGTAACTTTGCTTCATATGTAGATTTCCGTATTTGGAGACGCTCAGCGGTTGCTCCCACAACAATTACCAGCACTTCATTGTCACCTGCACCCACACTGCCTAATGGTGCAGTTCTAACAATCAAAGAAAGTGGTACAAGTTCGTCAGAACTAGAACACGAAACAGCAATCACCCTAGTGGGTACAACATTATCTGCACTGGTAACTGCTATCAATGCCGGTGGGTTTGAATATACTTCCGCTTTGTTAAATGCAGACGGAACTGTGTCTATCATACACTCAGCAGGTGGCGAGATTAAATTTAAAGATCCAAGTGGTATTTTATCTACCGCAGGATTTACACCGTACACATATAGCACAATCGCTGATACATGGACAGGTACCACAAACTTCTATGCCGCTGGTACAAAAGAAGTTGACGGTTACACATCTAAAGCAAGCAATTGGGCACCTTTGGTGTTTAGTCCGCAAAAAACAGCTCCTACATCTAGACCAGCAGACGGTACACTATGGTACAGCAACGTATTCAATACAGTTGACATCATGTATCACAACGGTACTAAATGGACAGGTTACAAAAATGCTTTCCCAGCAACAGATCCAGCAGGTCCTATTATTTCAGTAACACAGCCCATTACACAGAGTACTGGCGCCGCATTAGCCAACGGAGACATTTGGATCCAAACAGGTGACATGGACATGTATGGCAAAGATTTTTATGTTTACAACGGTAATACATTGAAGTGGGAAACACAAGATCCTACAGATCAAACAAGTCCAAACGGTTGGGTATTCCACGATGCACGTTGGGCCGCAAACGGTTATGCAACAACAGCAGGCACACTTCCACAGTTGTTAGCCAGTGACTTTGTTGACCCAGATGCTCCAGATCCAGGTTTATATCCACGTGGTACACGCCTATGGAATCTACGCCGTTCTGGTTATAATGTAAAACAATACATTTCAAACTACATCGACGTAAACGATAACAATGGTGTAAATATTCGTACAGGCGATCCAATGGACGGATCAAACGCAACAACAATATATAATACAGCACGTTGGGTTTCAGTAAGTCCTAACAACGCTGACGGTTCAGGCGCATTTGGTCGTCATGCACAGCGTGGCTTTGTTGTTAAAGCGTTCAAAGCATTAATAGACACTAATGATAGATTGAAAGATACAGATACATTAGTATTCAACTTAATGGCTTGCCCAGGATATCCTGAAGCAATTACAAACATGGTTGCACTAAATGGTGATCGCGCACAGACAGCGTTTATCATTGGTGATACTCCATTCCGATTGAAAGCAACTGGTACAGAGATCCAGGCATACGGTAATAACTCTGCAAAAGCAGTAGACAACGGTGAGGCTGGCGCGGTAACACGCGATGACTACACAGCATTGTTCTATCCAAGTGGCTATGCTAACGATAATGCAGGTAACTATATTGTTGTTCCACCAAGCCACATGATGCTACGCACATTCATCAACAGCGACAGTAAATCGTATCAGTGGTTTGCTCCAGCGGGTGTACGCCGCGGCGGTGTGGACAATGCCACATCAGTTGGTTATATCAATCCAGAAGGCGACTTTGTTCCATCAGCATTGCCACAAGGTATACGTGATGTAATGGCCCTGCCGACGGTTAGAATCAACCCAATTGCCACACTAAATGGCTCGGGCATTTTAAACTTTGGTAACTACAGCAGAAGCAACAGCACAAGTGCGCTAGATCGTATTAACGTATCTCGTCTAGTAGCATACACTCGTCGTCAGTTAGATCTGATTGTTCGTCCATACTTGTTCGAACCAAATGATCAGTTGACACGTAACGAAGTTAAGAACGCAGTCGAAAGTTTCTTATTAGAGTTGGTTGGACAACGTGCGCTATATGACTTTATCGTTGTATGCGACACAAGCAATAACACCACAGCACGTATTGATCGTTCTGAGTTATGGGTTGATATTGCGATAGAACCAGTTAAAGCAGTTGAATTTATCTACATTCCAGTTCGCTTGCTCAATACCGGCGCAATTAAATCAGGAAACTTTGGCCAGGTATCAAAGGGCTAATGGGAATGGTAAATAACATAGAACAAGGAGCATATTAAATGGCTATTGCAAGTTTAAGTAAATTATCTGTACCGCTACCACCAGGTCAAAGTTCAACAAGCCAAGGCCTGTTGATGCCAAAGCTAAAGTACAGATTTCGCGTAACATTAGAAAACTTTGGAGTATCAAAACCTACTTCAGAAATGACTAAACAGGTCGTAACTGTTGGTCGTCCTAACTTGAGTTTTGACGAAGTCGAACTACATGTTTATAACAGCCGTGTAAAATACGCTGGTAAGCACAAGTGGGAAGACATCCAATTGGTTGTACGTGATGATGTTACAGGTGCTGTCAGCAGATTAGTTGGTGAGCAATTACAGAAACAATTTGACTTCTTTGAACAGGCAGTTGCGGCTTCTGGTATTGACTACAAATTTACTACAAAGATTGAAATTCTTGACGGTGGTAATGGTGCATATACTCCTAACGTATTAGAAACATTTGAATTGTTAGGTTGCTATGTGAAACAAGCACAATACCAACAAGGCGATTACAGTTCTTCAGATGCAATGGATATCACACTATCTATTGCCTACGATAACGCAATACAGACAGATGTCACTGGCAACCCAATCGGTATTGGCGTAGCAGTCGGCCGCACACTAGGTACATTGGCTACAGGCTAATCTATCAGTAGGATATAAAACCTGGATTAACCTCCAGGTTTTTTTACGACTAAATATCTATATGCCATCCATAGTTGATTATCTCTCAGGTTACACCAATCAAGGTACCATGCATGATTATGCTCATGCCAGTCGCCTTTATCTTGACGACACGTTCGCCCTTGCTCCAAAAACCAGCTGGATCTACTACGTAGTATTTTCAATCAATCCTGCCGCTATATCAGAAGTGCAGTGGAATGAACAAAAGAGGGGATACGAAGCGGGTATGTTAGTCAAAGCTGTTGACCTACCAAAGTTTAAAATTGCAGTTGAAACACTAAATCAGTATAACAGAAAAACACGTATTCAACAAAAAATTACCTACGAACCTATATCTATGACGTTCCATGATGACATGAGTAACGTTACAAACAGCTTGTGGGTAAACTATTTTAGATACTACTATAGAGACACATGGCACGGACAAACAGTTAGGACCGCAAATCAACTTGCTGCCAGTGATAGAGTAAGGGCGGATTATGGAAATACAAAGTATTCTACAGGGCCCACTACTAAGTTACCAGATGGCCGCCCAGGTGGACACGGTAAATTCGGATTAAACAACAATCAAAGCGTTCCGTTCTTCAATGCTGTGACAATCTATCAACTGAATGCAAAACGTTTTACCAGTTATATTCTAGTAAATCCCTTGTTCGAAAGTTGGGAACATGATCAACTTGATCAATCATCGGGCAATAAATTT